TTATTCCTTGCGCTCGGAGCCCCAAAAGAACAGGGCCACCGTGCCGGGGCCGGTATGGCTGCCGATGGTAGTGCCCACGTGATTGATCTCCACTTTACCGTTCAGCTTGGGGAACTTCTGTTCCACTAGGTCGGCCACTGCGCGGGCGTCCTCATAGCAGGCGGAATTGGAAATATAGCACTTTCCATTGTAATTCGTCCCGCCGTCGGCAAACTGTTCCATCCGGGCAACGATCTCTTTGATAACGGCCTTCTTTCCACGTATCTTGGAACGCGGAATCAAACGGCCCTGGTCATCCATATTCAGCAGCGGACAGATATTGAGCACCGTACCGAACCATCCGGACGCCTTCGAAATACGCCCGCCTTTCACATAGAACGTGAGATCTGTCGAAAAAAACCAGTGGTGCAGACGCAGACGGTTGGCCAGCGCCCATTCATATACAGAGTCTACATCTTCACCTTTATCTCTCAAGTCTGCCAGACGGTCCATCAGCAGGCCGTAACCTGACGAAGCGCCCAGAGAATCTACAACATAGATTTTCCGTTCCGGGTATTTTTGCAGCAGTTCCTCCCGCGCCACACAGGCGGAATTGTATACGCCCGAGATACCCGAAGAAAGCGTGACATGCAGAATATCTTTTCCCTGCTCCAAAAACGGCGTGAAATAAGCAATAAATTCCTCTACGTTTACCTGGGACGTCTGTGTCTCGGCTCCGTCTGCCATCGCCCGGTAAAATTGATCGAACGGCATGGACTTACCCAAGTCGTCGGCGTACTGTTTCCCATTTAGGGAATAGTGAAAGCAGATATAATGGATATCTCGTGCCGCAAAATGCTCTGCCGTAAGATCTGCGGTGGAACAGCAGCTCAAAACAAAATCGTTCATAAAAACCCCTCCCTTTCCAGCGCCTCCGCCATGCACCCTCACCGGGCGTGCCTGCGGATACTTTTTTTATTATTATACCATTATTTCCCACAAAATGCAATTCAAACAAAAAGATGCGATTTTACGCACAAATCCCCTCTTGACAAAACATCTGAAAACCGCTTATAATATATAAGCTGATTTAAATAAACAATTATCCTGCAGATGTAGTTTAGTGGTAGAACTCCAGCCTTCCAAGCTGGTCGTGTGGGTTCGATTCCCATCATCTGCTCCATCATATCAACAACAAATTGAAATTATTAACGGAAAATTAGTCATTTCTTTCTTGTTGTAAATGAAACTCCCTCGGTAGTCGTTACCGAGGGAGTTCTATTTTATCAACAAATATCAACGCCGACAGACTTTGCCTTTTTACGGTATTTTTCATGCAGCTCATCCTGCATCAGATAAATTGCAGACATGTCATATTCTATGCTTTCCAGCTTGATGTGCAAGCGTTCTACGCACTTCAATTCCTTGTCTACATCCATTACAAGTTCTTTCACCTTGCAAGCTGCCGCGACTTCTCCAAGACTATACAAATCAGTGTAGGATTTCTCATAAAGCTTTTTAGTCTCTATTTCCCAATCCCGCCACTTAATAAATGCATCCCGAACAGCGCGCCGTTTTGTGCCTGCGTCAACTTCCTGTCGTGTATAATTCCCCCAGCTTGCCGGAATAAGCGCAGGCCCCGCCGGATGCCCTCCGGGCAAAAGTTTCCCATAATGGTTGATGTAATATCTGTGTACAGATCGCATGCAGGTTGATTCGTCGAGATAGTGGTATTCCTGCATGCGTTTAAACCCGTGTAAGGATAAAAAGTCGAAATAATCCGCCATCTGACCATGCAGCATAATGCCTTCTATCTGGTGGTTTGAAATTGCATTGAAAATTTCAGATACTGTCACTTGTTTAACACCTCCAGTATTTCGGTGAGCAGCGCGATGATTTTATCATTGTCGTACTCATGCGTTTTTTGACGTTTCAAAATTTCCTGGTTTATTTCAACGTTCTGCATGTTTGCCGCCAGATTCGCGCTGTTTATACCGATGATTGCGCGGTAATAATCTTGCGCATCCATTAGATTTTCTCAACGACCGTCGCAACGTTTGTTACACTGGACGCGGCGCCGGTAAGCACAAGCGACAAATTGGTGACGTTCGCACCGGACAGCATACGGATAAGAGACGAAAGGCTCATGCTTACGCTGTTTGCAGCGGCTGCAACCGTTTCGGATGCTGTAGCGCCCGGAACAGCCACACCGTCCTGAAACAACGATACTGTGACGGTGCCTGCGGCTGTGGGAACAGCGGTAACGCTGATGTCAACATCGTAGTAACCAGGATTTGTGATAGAGATGACATTGCCGGAAAGAGCCAACCCGCAGCCATAGCGGCGGACAATAGAACCAAGAGCAACCGTACCGCCTACGGCAACCGTTTGAGCCGTGGTGTTCGCGGTATAAAGAGCAGCACTGCAAGACATAAAAAGTCTCCTTTCAAATTAAAAAAGGGCGGAGCATTTGCCCCGCCCAAAAACCTCGGCCAGCAGGGCCTTATCAGATATTGGAGCAGCCACAACCGCAGCCGCCAAAGAACGGGTTCATACCGGCGCCGAATGTGGTCGCAGTCGGATACCGGATAACGCCGCACATGGCGTTGTTCAGTTCCAGCGCGCTGACTTTATCACGCAGAGCCTGCATCTCGTTTTGCTGAATGAGAGCGCGTGTCTGCTCGCCTTCGGCATGAACCGCCGTGGTGATCGCGCAAGTGTTGCGGTCGCCCTGCGCTGCAAGGTTCGCCACAGCAAGCTGCGTGTTGCAGCAGCAATCGGCAAGCTGCATCTGAATCGACCGGCCCTCGCTTAAAATGCTGTTGTTCAGCGCAAATGTGCTGTCACACACGCCGTTACCAATGCTGGCAAGACGGTCGTTGATGCCCTGGAACTGCTGGCCGTACAGAATTTCCTGCTGCGTCGCAGCCGTGGCACCATCATTTTTTCCGCCAAACCCATTTGTACCAAACAGGAAAAGGAAAAGAATAATAATCCACCAAGCGCCGCCGCCAAATCCTTCCGCGCCGCCGCCTTCGGTCACGGCACGAATATCAGAGAGAGAATAGTTGTCCATAGATATCTCCTTTCAAAAGTTTTGTTTATCATAAACCGTGTGCACCCGGTCTACTTCAAAAAAGATTGCAGGCCTTGCGCCTGCTGCTTCAGTTGTTCAAACTGGGACTGAGACATTTTCCCGCTTTTCAGCAGTTCATTCACCATTGCTTCAGGGTCTTTCCCTTGCATCTGCTGCCGGAATTGCGAAAACTGCTGCAAGAGCTGCATGGGGTTATTCCCCTGCATCTGTGGGCTTGACTGCATCCCTTTGGCCAGCATTGACAGCATAGGATTCATTCAGCATCTCCTCCAATCGTTTAATTCTGGTTTCAAACGTCCTTACATCCACAGCCGGTTCCTGATGGTACGGGCTTATTGTATATGGCGTAACCGTTTTGTATCCCGCACCGTCCGTCTGCGCAAGCCAAACAAGAGGGGCGGTATCATCCATTAAGATCACGTTGCTGTTTGGTGCCATTTGAAGCGCTTTCGCACCGTTTTCTCCATTCACGTGAATCACTTCATATCTTGGCATTTGAGCGCTTTCCATGGCGCTTAAACGGCTTTGATAAGGGCTGACAACTTGAAAATTTTGCGGCTGCTGGTATCCCATAAATTGGTTATACATAATGCCTCCCGCCTTTACACTGATTTTATTTCGTGTTCTCTTTCCACAAGCTCCGCTTCCAGTTCTGTGAGCGTACCATACACGCAGTGCTTGAAATAGATATCAAGCGCGGTTTCCAAATCGTATCCTCCTACAGTCATTAAGCGGCGCACGTAGTCCATGAAAAACATCCTTTCCGTGGTTTCATCATAACGCAAAAAAGCTCCCAGCCTGTCCAAAATACGGACAAGCCGGGAGCAATTTAAGTGCATATTTTGTTTAATACGGGAGCGCTGTTTTGTCTCTTATAGACTTCAGCACGTTGTTTACCGTGCCACGGCTTACGTCCAATTCAGCGGCAATCGCCTCAATCTCCCATCCCTTGCGATAAAACAATTCAAACACGCACTTTTCGCGATCTGTGAGCCATTGGTAAGAGGCCATCGCCTCAAGTTGATGGATCGTAAACCGATATTTCATTTTTTTTACCCGTTTAATAGGTCATACAGCTGCATTGCCTGATACTGGCTATATCCGGCATCTACAAGGGCGGCGATACAATTGCGCTTTCGGCTGCCATCGTAATATTTATCCTTTGTTCCGGGAATCAAATCACCTTTAACTGTATAAGTTAGCGCGTTCGCTTTCAGGATATCCGCAATGCCAGCCATCCAATCACCGTCGCCCCATTTTTCGGCTCGTTCAAGATTGTTTTGCACTTCTTTGCTGGGTTCAATGCCAAGTGTTTCCTGCTTTGCAAATTCTGTTGCTACCGTATATGCCTTTTCTGTCGCATACACTGCCTGTTCGTCTGTCAAATCCTTATATCCCGGCACAAGCACCTCAAGGATATCATATGCTGTCTGGCCGCGTTCCTTTGCGTAAGCGGTATATTGTTCTGCCGTCAAGTTGTGTTTGATACCGTCTTTAGTGAAATTTTTTTGTGCATATGAAGGTAAAACCGAGCTTTTGCCTGTCCTGTCATAAAGCTGCTGAAGCCAATTATCCACCTGTGTGGGCTTATTTTCGGAGTAATAACCGGGAGAAAGCATATTATATGCTAAGCGTCCTGCAAGATTTCCTCCTGTATTCTCTTGTGTACGTCCCCACTGATCAACATACGGTTGGCTGGTTTGCGACAGGAACGGAATTTTGTTTTTGATTTTTTGAAGCGTCTTGTCCTGCTGTGCCAACGGAACTCCTGTTTGTGTAAAAGTCGCACGTCGCGTGTCATCTATCGACCGGGAGATCTGCCCCGCTAAAGTCGGTACCGCTTGCCCTGCGTATCCAAGCGCAGCATTAAGCATTATATCCGGAACTGGGTTGTCGCTGTATCCTGCGGTTTTAATCGCGCTGTTGATGCCTTGAAGCAGTGTCAGGTTCATCATCGGTTCGGTAATGCTTGTCATGGTGTCCAGCACTCGCGCAAGAGAAAATTCTCCATCCTCTTGAAAAGCGTTCCAAGTTTCCACGCCAACAAATAAAGGCAGCGAGATAGGCGCAAGCCAATCAATTGTATATGAGCTATCACCTATTTGCAAAGCGTAATTTTGAACGCCTTGCATGTCTTTAAATTGTTCCTCTTTCTTGTTATCTTCCCCTCCTCCTGTTAAAAAGCCCATAGCTGCGAGCGTGGCTCCAAGCGCCATAATTCCGGTGCCTGTAAGACCAGATGCTAAATCTTCTACGACATCCGTTGCTGTCATATTTCCTTTTTGAAGTTGATACATGTCGTAGGTTATAGCTTTTACTATCCCCGCAGGACTGTACTCAATGCCACGCTTTGCAATATTAATCGGTGTGGTTGTAAATGGCATTGTACCACCAACAACAAGACGTGTTGCCGCGTTTGTATTTGCTAAATCGCTGATTTTTTTCGCCAATGCGCTTGCATCCCGGTATGTTGCTTTTTGCGCTTGATTGATTGCATACGTTCTTGCCTGCTCCAGCGTGCGTCCGGTCATATCAGCTTCCGTCAATCCACGCGCTTTCATAAAACCGGCCATGCTGTCTGCATAAGCATTTTTTGAAAAAACTGTATCTTCCCATTCAAGCGCAGCGCTGTTCGCTTTTCGAAGTGTCTCGATAGGTTTCATCGCTTTTGATGTAAATACAGTCTGATTTTGCCGGATAACGCTTTCTGGATTTAGCTTTCCTGTGCCCTGTACGACCGTTTTCATGCTTTGGTCAAAATCATTTTTGGCAAAAATCATTCTGGATTTGTCTGCGGCATCAAACGGATTTAGAATAGCCTTTGTTCTCTTTGCGGGTTCCCGAACAAACAATTGTTCCAGCCATGAACCTGTCATATTTTTGATTTGACGTGCAGGCCAGAAAACCGCATTGCCCGCAATATTTCGGATATGCGTTCGGACGTTTCCAAGCATTGCAAGGTACCGCCAAGAGTTCCACTTTGTTGCCCAATCTGCTGGGAGCTGATCAGCTACATTTTTCATAATTGCCGTAGAAGCGTCCGTAATCTCCGATTCAGTTTTGGCCTTCAATAACTGTTCTGCAAGGTAATTTGGAATTTCAACAGTTTTTGCACCGCTTTGTATCGCCTTTTTAGTTTTCCAATTTACTCCAATCCCTGTTTTGTTGCCAGCTTTGATATCTCTGTTTAAATTATCTACAACACGGTTGACGTAATACAACTGACCTTCTGGCGTCATTTTTTTTAACAAACGCATCGCTTGAACCGTCTGCCCTGCGCGAGTGCCCTCTGCCGCTATCTCCGCAGCAAGTTGCATGGCGAGTTCCGTATCCCCCGTTTTGGCGGCCTCAGCATAAAGCAACTGACCTAATGTGATATTTCCTTTGCCGGCAGGAGTTCTTCCTTCTACAACATCACGCCATTGTGCAAGTGCACCAGCCCAACCTTTGTCCGTGATTGTTCGAACCGCAGCATCCAAAGCCGGTTTATCCTTTTTGACATTGTAGGAAAACAACCCATCTTCCACATTTTGTTCGAAAAGTGGAATAAGTTCATCCGGTGTAGCTTTTGCCTCCATGGCAGTTCGAGTGAATTGGCGCACTTTATCTTTGCCGTTTGTACTCTTGGGCACGTCAACTACACGGGCGGGATTTTCGCCCGGTTTAATCGTACCGTAAGTGTTTTGAAGCGCGCTAAAGCTATGCTCGTTGCGTTCCGCCGCGCCTACAGTGTTTCGTCCATACAACTCAGATGAACGTTCAGCCAAAGGTTTTGCACTCTGTTCCAGTAGGCTGTCACGGTAGGCCAGCGCCGCATCATAGTCCATTTCAGGCAATGCGTCAAGCTCGGGTTGCGTCCATTTGTGGAATCCGCCGTCTGATTCAGAAACACCAAGCCGTGCTTTTACGCCGGCCGCATCCAAACCGTCGGCAAGCTTCATTACATATACATCCTTCGGGCCGTATGTCCATCCATCCGGTGCATATTCGGGATTCCATGCAACACGTGCCACGGGTTCAAACCCAAATTTATTGTAATTCTGTACCAAATCAATGCCATAGCAATCCAGTTTTCTTCCGCCATTTTCAATTGCGTTCAACATCAGCGGTGCGCTGGCCCTTTTTATCTGGCTTGCCGGATTTTTAAAAACAGCCTCGATATCGCCATCGGCGGTCACAGCAGCCCCCGCAAGCCCGTCGTTTGTCATAAAGGTAACGGCCCCACTGTCAGCCAATTCCTGCGGGGTTTTGGGGCTGACCATGAGGCCGTGTTTATTTGCTTTTATGGCATCGTCAAGCGCCGCAGTAAATACCTGCGGTTGTGCGGTCGTATCATGCAAATCAGTGTACGCGCTACCAACGCGCGTCAGTGCGTCAGAAGTTGTTTGGTCATTGTTTAGAACTCTATATAGTACTTGATTTCCTCCAGCGAGTTCCCCCGGCTGGCCATGTCCAGAGCCCATTCCCGGTCCCACGGGCATAGTGTTTTCAAATAATCCTGAAACTCTTTCTGCTCCTGTTGGCTCATTCTGGACACCTCCATTAACGTTATTTAGAACAGATACTGTTCCTCGATTTCCTCCAGTGTACTGCCTTCCCGAAGCAACATTGGAATCACTTCCAAATCCCTGCTGCTCAAGCGGTATCCCTTCTCCTGAAGCAACTGAAGCGCCTGCTGGATTTGCTGTTCCATTTTGTACACCTCTACTAACCCCATTATATTCTGTTTTCAAAGTACCGTCAATGCTTTCTTCTGCACCAAGTTTCAGCAGCGCACGCGTCTTGCTTGCTGTCTCGGGCAGGGGCAATCCAGTCGCCGCCTCAAAGGCTGCCCTGTTTTTGCCGCCGGGCTTTAAAGTCTCAATCTGTGCGTTGGTGAGCGTGTTGTCGTAAAACGCATTCACCAGTGCGTCTGTTTCGCTCTGTATGGTCGTTTTGCTGCTCAAAGGGAACATGTCTACCATAGACGGAACGGGCGCTTCTGTGCCTGTTGCAATTGGATGTGAGGCGTTTCCCGTTTCGCTATCAGCATTGTACTGATATATCTGTGAAATATCATAGGCCGGCCGCGCGCTATTAAGTAGCATGTTTCCGCCGCCGAACAGTCCGCCTATGGCCGCGCCGCCGCCAAAAGCCTTTATTTCTCGTTCCGGGTTAAACACGGCGTTTTCGTCCGTCATGGAAAAATACTCTGCATCTTGATTGTAGAGTATTTTTGCAAGCAGTTTTTCTATGATGTCCTGTTTTACCTCTTCGCTGCCTTCTTCATACATTGTTTGTAAAAGGCCGCCCAAGCCGTTTTTGTCCAGCATGCCTTCAACACCGCCACCCACTTCAATTCCGGAAGAGAGCAAGCCATTGGTAATGCCGTATACTGTAGCGGAAAGTTCGTTTGCGCCCGAGGCTTTTGCATCTTCATAAGACGCCCCGGCCGTTCGCATAAAGCTTGACCAGAACGAGGGATTTTTCATTGCTTCCTGCATCACGTTCGATATCGTGGAGCCAGATGCTCCGCCAAGCTGCGCAGCGTCACTCGCACCGCCGCTCATCAATGTAAGCACAGCATTGGGCAGCGCTTGAACCGCAGATTGGAACAGCGAGCCGGGGGTCTCCATGCCAAGCTCCTGATTGGTCGCAGCGGCACGCGCCTCGTAGCCGGAACTGTCATTTTTATAGAAATTCAACACATCCTGTGCCGGCTTGATTGTAGCAACGTCAGGAAGAATAAAATCGGCCGTTTGCGCGACGCTGCGGTTAAATCCGGAAAGCCCTGCCATTACATTATCTTTCACAAAATCGCTGTACAGAAGGTTGTTTACTTTTTGCGGGTCGGTCAAAAAATCCAAAACGTTTGCCGCGCCTTCCGAAAGGTCATAAAGTGTTTTTGTGGCAAACTCTCCTGCTTTGTCTAAAAGACTTGCCGATGGTGATTTTTCACCAAGCGAACGGGCGTCGCTGCGTCCCGCGCCCGTTCCTGAAAAACTTCCACCGGCACCTTTCGCGGCCGCATTTTTTTGCTGTACGTCCGGCGCAGCTTGCCAATTGAGCTGCGTAAGCAAATCGTTTGCGTAAGCAACTTTTTCCGCCTCGGTCATTTTGCTTAAATCCACAGGGGTTGTTTGTGACGCTTGACGCGTTATGGGTTGCGGTTGAGAAGGTTGCGCGGTGGTAAGTTCCGCGAGATTTGCCGGGGCATTTTCTTTCCAATCCGTTTCATCAGGATTGTTCACCCCAAAGCCTTTCCATTCGTTTGTCGCGGATAAACCAGAAAAAGGTATAAGCTCATTTCTTAATCCCATCGCACGCAGATGGTTTTTATACTCCTCGCTCTGCTTTTCCTGTAAATCGGGAACTCTCCCATCGGATGTACGATAGGTAAACGATGTATAATTTTTCTTGGCGGGCATCACTATACGTTGCTGTGAGTTTTTGCGTTTGCTGTATTCTTCAAGCTCTTCAAAACTCATTTTTGCCATATAGATTCTTCCTTTCCCATTATGCCATTATCGCAGCATACTGATCCGCAGAAATTAAGTTGTTCTGGAACAAAGAATAGTAATATTGCTTCATTGCATTTACCGCCTGCGTAGTCGCAATATCATCGGTTATTCCATTTGATACCGCACTGGTGTATGCATTTTGATAAGCTTTGGCAGCGTTAATCCTATAGCTTTCGTCAATGTCTCCTTGCGATGTACTTACGCTGCTATTCCCACTACCGGACGAATAACTGCGGCTTGCCGCCTTTGCAGCGGCCTCGGCCTGCGCCTGCTGCAAAGCAAGCATTTGCTGCGTGTACGTATTATCAAGGCTTTGCAATGCATCATATTTGCTTTGCAGCACTTCCGCATTTTGGTTTGCAAGCGCCTGTTCGAGCTGAAGCTGATATGCCATTTTCTGTTGTTCATCAGTAGAAAGCTGGTTATTGTAATTTTGCAGCGCGGTGGATTTATTGCTGTTCAATGTGTCCAGCAGCGTTGCCAAGCTGTCGTTCCGGCCACGGTCAATCGTGTTTCGGTTGTTTCCGTAGGAATTGTACATGCCAGCCAGCGCGCTTTCCGACATACCTCCCGTAAGCCCCTGCGCCACCAGTGCCTGAGGAAGGTCACGTTTGCTCATCATATAGTTGATATACGCCTGCTGTTGGGCACTGTCTGCGTTCTGGTTCACCCCGCGTGCACCGCTTTCATAACTGGCCTGCAACTGCGCCAAAGCGTCGTTGTAGTTTTGTTGAAGCAAATTGTTTCGGTTAGCATATGCCTCATTCAGGTAACCCATGTTCTTGTCATAGGCAGCTTGTGCGGCCTCCTGTTTTTGCCGCGCCAGTTCTTCCGCACGCCGTGCCGCCGCATCCTGTGCCGCCTGTACTTGGGCAAGCATGGCGGCGTAATAATTTGCCGCGGAAGATGAGGAACCGCTTCCGCCGCCAGACCCGCTGTCAAAATCCGAATCTGTTTTTTTGTACCCTATGTATTGCCAATCAGAAGGCTTGCTTGGTTTTTGCGTCGTAGCTTGCCAGTTCGGATTGTTTTCCACCTGGCTCACAATCGGCCTGCCACCCATTCCCATTGTGCCTGGAACGGTAATGGTTGTATATTTGTTTTCATTGTTGCGCTTGGAATCGCTTCCCCAATCGCCCATAAGCATATTTTTTTACTCCTTTCCAAAACGGCCCGCCCGCATCGCGCCGGGCGGGCCTGTGTTGTGTTTATTCCGTTTTATTCTTTTGTTTTACGATCTGGTTTGCGTACACACTGCACCCAGCCGCAAGCACTCCTTGCACAATGGCCGTAAACAATGCCAGCACGACGCTTTGCCATCCATCAATGGTAGATGTCGAAACTACCCACAAAGCCGCCAGAACAATGCCTACAGCGCCCAGCGTGATGGGGATATTCTTGTCCTTAACGGCCTGCGCGTTTTTCAGCGCCATGCCCAAAAAGTAGAGCACAACGGGCAGCACCGCCAGCTCCGGTTTGATGTAGTTCATAATCTGTTCCATATGTTCCTCCTGCTTTATTTCTGTTCCAAAAGCGTAATGCGCTTCTCATGATTCTCAATTCTTCCATCCTGCTCGTCGTTGTGCTCCCAAAGCCTGCGGTGACTTTCTTTCGCAGACTTTTTCTGCTCTTGAATGTCGTTTTTCAATGTATCAATCAGCACAGTTAATTTTGTGAGGTTACTATTGAGCTTAATAACCGGAGCGCCTACCGTAGCAAGCAGCCCAACCAAAGCAACAAGCACTGTTACAACAGTCCATTCCATGGAGGCTATACCTCCTTGGTGGTGATATAAGTATCCACGCCTTTCTTTTCCAGTTCTGATGCATAGTTTTCAGCGTTCTTTTTACTTTTGAAAGCTCCAGTCTGCACAGCATACAATTTGCCGTCAGACGCGGTCTCGTCCTTTTTTCCGCCGTTGTACAGCGCATTGTAATAGTCCTGCACTTTTTCCACAAACGTGGCCCAAGTGTACGGCTCACCCTTTCTGATACGGCGCGGACAGTCCTTCCCGCTCCAATTGTTGTGCTGTACGACGTTGGACAGCGGGATACCCCAGTCGTGCATCAGACGTGCCGTCAGCTCGGCGGCGTTATCTGTGGCCGCGCGCAGATTGCTTTCCGGGTTTTCACAGATTTCGATTGCAAGGCTCTGCCGGTTGCCTGTTCCGTTTCCTCCATCACCCGCATGCCATGCGTTTTCAGTATCCGGCAGCAGCCGAACGATCAGTTTATCATCCACAACATAGTGATACGACACCTGTTTATTCTGTCCGCCGTTTCGCGTCATGTAAACACCGTGGCTTTCAGCCCCTGCGCCGGCGCCGGTGTTTGCCGTGTTGTGGATTGTGATGTACTTCGGTGTCATAGGGTTGCCTGGACGCGCCGCAGTACCTTTCGGGATAAACATTTCCTTGATTGCTGTCATGATGTTTGCCTCCTTAATATGTTTTGCTTGTAATTTCCTTGTATTGCGCTTCGGATATGATATTTTCAACTCTTTAAAGGTCTGCGGATGCAGAAAAACGGGTAACTGTGTCATTCCCGCCATCCCCTGCGAATTTCACAGCATCTATGGTTACTGCGTTGATAGATACCGTGCCATTGCTTGCCAGTATCGTAACGCTCGGAACCGTGCGCATTGCGATTGGAAAATATACAGTGTTCCTAAAATAATCTCCTGCAGTCGTTTTAAAAATATTGACTGGCATCGAGCTTATCCAAAAATAGCGATAACATTCCACTAATTCTGCACCGTAGCCCTTCGGCACATACGGCGTGGCCACGCTGCCTTTTTCCAGTTTGGCCCATGTGATGGTCTGTCCGGTTGCTGTGAGTGTAAAGGTTTTGGTGCTGTTGTCATAACTCGCTGTACCCGCGCTTGCGCTTGCGGCAACGTCAGTGCCTGCCGCATTTTCGAGTGTCTGCGAAATTGTACCGTTCAGCACAAGGCCATTTGTTGTAATCTGTACCGTACCGGACACAAGTTTCCAGCGGTCGATAAAATATCCCGCTGTGCTGATTGTTCCGGATACGCCCCGCTGGTTTACACAATGTAAAAAGTTATCGTTGTCAAGTTCGCTCGGATTGCCGACCTGAGCATATACTTCCTTGTCCATCTTCCCGGTAAGCTCCGGGCTGCGGGAGCCAATCAGCTCCGTCATCCGCACCTCGACCTCCCCGCCGGTCATGACAGTGAGCGGGCCTGCGGCGTTGTCGAAGTCGATTGGGTCGGTTGCGTAGGTTTCGGGTGTGAAGAGCTGGTAAGCTACCTGCACTGGGGTGCCTGCGGCTTTTTGGGCGGCGAGGTAAGCTTTAAACTCCGTCAGATTCGCAGCGATTGAAGCTTGTAATTGTAATGCGATGTTTCCGCTATTAAAGCTCATTACAGCGGCGGCATCCTCGCTATAAGCAGTCGCTGGCGATTTTGTGGGTGCGATACTGCATAAGACACCGTTTCCGTCATCCGTTGATACGACGGTGTTTTCGGTAGCGAGGATATAAGCTTTATGATTCACAACGCTTTCTGACGTAGAATATTGTATCCACGGTTCCGTCCCATCCAGCTCCACAAAGCCCGTCTGGTACTCCGTCATGCACACGTCCAGCCCGTTGGTGCCGTCGTAGGCGGTGGACTGACGGTAAACGATGACTGGTGTTCCTGCGTTTTTTTGGGCGATAAGATATGCTTTCCAATCGTCCACAGTTTCTTGCTCGATGACCGAAAACAGAATTGATTGACCGCCCGTCGCTACGCCGAGCGTTCCTTTAAAGTTATTAGAACCCATACGGGAAGGATAGTTATTTGACGCGATAGGCTGGCCTATAACCGCGTCAGCATCATAAAACCTATACACATGATATCCGTCGCCTTTCCAGCCCTCATCGTTGTACTCAGTCCATATTTCAGTCCCATCCAGCACAATCCGTTTATCATAAATGCTCTTAACCCGTGTCCGGCACACGTCCCTCACATCGCCAACCTCATGCAGCGGGAGCGGAATAGGAAGCTGTGTCACGCTGCCCTGATAGGGTTCGTAGGGCATGGCAGTGCTGCCGAGGTTGAGCTGGATAGCAATAAACACGTTATCCAAAACAGACGATGGCGTTTTGACGACGATTTCTACTTTTAGAGTACCGCCTGTATAATCAAAGCTTTTAGTTTCTTTTCCGTAAACTAGAACTGAGCGATTGGCACCTATTCTAATACGCGCCCCTACTTCAGTAGAGCCAGAAAATGCAGATAATACATAATTTCCTGCTGGAATGGCAATATTCGAGACATCGAAAGATATATATCCGGTGGCGGTTCCATCTAATATATATCCATCTTTTTCAGAGACAATTGTAACGCCGCGCATTGTAGCGTTTTTTTCAACATGCGGCAGCAAATTCCGTCCACACACCTGCACGCTATCCACACCCGTGAGCGCCACCGGAGCCTCCGTCGTCCCGCCCTGCGGGGTCTCGCCGTAGGCCGTGATTGCTGCGATACGCTGCGCGCCGGCGTAGGCAATGGAGACGGGGGCGCCGGAAAGCACCACATTTTTCCCTAACGTCAAAGCCTCCGCATCAATTTTAGGTATATACGGAAGGTTCCGTGTTTCGGGGTCGTAAACGGCTTTTGTCATGTCACTGGAACCGATTTCGACTACTCGCTCGTTGATTGCTTTGTCGGTTTCGCTTTTTGTATATTTGTCGTTCCAGTTTGTACGTTCATTTTCCGTTATGTGCCGAACAGCATCAGAAACATGTGCGAAAGCGGCATTCCAGTTACCAACCAGAGAAGATGTTATACCATCCAAAATTGACTTATTATCATGCGTATGACGGTCGTTTGACGCATTGTTCCATGAAGTTCGTTCTTCTGATGTAACATGTTTTACCTGGTCTGCGATATGGTCTGTAATTTTATTGACGATTCCCTGTAAAACCGACTGCAATTTTGCGGGACTATTTTCTGCGGGAGCGGGGTCAGGGGTTATTCCATCCGGAGCATTTGCTCCAATATCTGCGGATGCTGTATCCGCCTCCAATTGTCCCGAAAGCTCATTGAACGCGGGAGCAATAACTTCCCTCGGCAGTTCGTCCATAATGCGTTGCATTTCGGATGTGGAAACACCCGGTGTGTCTGGCTTTCCGACATTTCCTTTCCCCAACATATCGTTTTCGGTAATTCTTTTAAACGCCATTGTATCCTCCTTTACGCCCGGTAATACCCGGTCTCCACAAATTCAATGCCGATGCTGTCCAGCCCGAACGGCTCGTTCAGCACGCCGTTTTCCACCTTGAACCCCGCCTTGTCCACTTTTTTCAGCCGGATTTTGTCCCCCAGCGTGCGGGGCGTGTCGTCGTTGGAGTAAGTGAACTTGGAATAGATCAGATGCGCGTAGGAAAAATACCGCGCCGTCACAAAATCGCTGAACAGCTCTTCCCATATGCCCGCAACGCGCCCCCACGCCCGCACGCCCGTCGCCAGCGCGCTGGCCAGCTCTACATAAAACCGGCTGAACGTTTTGTTCCGGTAAAATGTCTTTCCACTCAAATCCGGCGTGCGCCAGCACGCGTAAATCGCCTCGCCGTTGTCGTTGTAGTTCAGCGGGTCGGACGGTTCGTTTGCAAATGCGCAGAGCCTGCCGTCCGCCGTGCCGAACCACAGCGCGCCATCCTGCTCCCACAACACGCGGGCCGGGATATTGGTGCAGTAAAAGCCCACATACTGGCGCGTGGAATAGGGGGCCGAGCGGTCCGTCTGCGTGGCCTGCAGCCCGTCCAGAATGTACGCGCGCCCGTTCAGGCACAGCCAGTACATGTCTTTGTAAACCAGCGCGAACGCTTCCTCCAGCCCGTTTTCCTCCAGCAGCTTCCCGTTCAAAAAGAAGCTGCGGCTCTGGCTGTATTTTTCCCCGGTAATGTCCTGCGCCGTGATGGCGTAAACGCCAAGCTTTGTCAAAAACAGCGGTTCCGTGCCCAGATACCCAAACGAATATGGAGCAACTGCCCCTTCTCCTTGCAAAATGTTCACAATGCGGAACGCGGGCTTGTTGTCCACAAGATTTCCCTCCCGCACGATCACGTTCCGGTCGGAATCGGTGGAATCCTTGTGCGCCGCCAATCGGGCGTTCACGATGGAATAGCCCACAATAGCGCTGTCGCTTTGGCCCAGCACCGAATAGGCCTGGTCTCCCCAGTAGGTGGGGTCGTTCAACCCGCTGTACCAGTCGTAATTGATCAAATCTGGATTTCCAGAAAGGAACAATCGGTCTGTCGCGCCGTTCACACCGAACTGGATGCCGATGCGACATTTGTTTATGCGGTCCGCATAGCCTTCAACCGTGTGTGATGCGGTGATTTTCACGTTGTCCTGCCCCGCCACCGGGGATACGCCCGGCGCGGTGGTGAACGTAATCGTACCCGCCGTGCGGTTCACGGTAAAGCCGCTGTTTTCCGCCATTGGCTTCCAGCTTCCGTCCGCCTGCAGCAGCTCTACTTCCACGGGCGTACTGTCCAGCGGTACAAGAGACATTTGATACACCTTATCATTTTCTGTCCCGAGGAACTGCTCCCGGTATTTCGGAGATATCAAATTGGCGTTTTCATATTCTTCCCCGCCGATGTTTGGGGCGCGCGCGATGGTCAGCGTGGGGATGTATGCGTCCGCGTCCACCCGCGTCACGGCCGTGCCGTCGTAGCACAGCAGCGCCTTTCCGTCCGCGATGTACAGCTTTTCGCCAAATTCCCACGAGCGGCTGCGCGCATCGTTTGCGTCGGAATACACCACGGAATCGCCCTTGTACAGCTTTGTGCCCGCGTGTACCAGCGGGTCGTGTCCCATCAGCGCGTGATACCCGTTGATTCGCCCGTCCAGCGTCCGTTTCACCTGCCATCCCATGCGCTTGCGCACCTTCCCGGGCACGTCGCGGATTATGTTCTCGCAGTCGGGCGAACGGTTTTCGTCCGCGTTGGCCGGGCTGTTCGTCAGGTCCGCGCCTAAAAAGGTATCAATTTTCACTTGGGACAGCGTGGGAGCCGAAGCACTTGGCATATTCGTCTGCTTAAACATTGCAGCCACCCATTACAACTGCTGTTGCTCCGTCTGTCATGCCGGAAAGGTTTGAAAGCTTGCCCTGATACTGCGCGTAAAAGCTCTGGAAAAACCGCTGGTCGTATTCCATGCTCTGCGTCTGCGCCGCAACAAATAAAATCACGGCCAATATTGCCTCATCCGGCAAATCAAACTCCGTTTCATCCGGCGCATTGTCCGGAATGTCCGCCGGGTATGCCTCATAGCGCAGCGTAAACGCATCCGGCAGCGGCGAATATTTTGTGTACGGATGTGCAATGCCGTCTACGATCACGTAACGCGGTTTATAGCAGTCCTGCGGCAGCGCTTTTTCATCCTCCGCAACGTATATTTTCTCACGCCAGATGGGATAATACAGCGCTACTTCTTTCTGTCCCATGTCAAAAAAACGGTCCAGCTTTCCCGTCAAATCAACCTTTGGCTTTGTTTCGTCCAGCAGCTTTAAAACTTCACTCTTTGCATCGCCCAACATCATGTTTATTGTCGCCTCCTCGCATGGCTTATTGCTCGGCGGCAAGCCGCCGGCGCATGCGGTCGCGGGCTTGCGCCCGCGTGGCTTCGCCACCCCGCACCTCCAATTCACGAGCGCAGGAATCGAACCCGCATGTTCCATTCTCGTGTCAAAAGGGGGCTTTCGCCCCCTCACGGGCCATTTAAGGAAGCAGCAATGCCGCTGCCTTCATGGTCGCCGCGCCTGTAACAATGACCTTGCCTGCCTTTTTAAACGCGCCGGATTCCAGCACCACGGCCTTGGTCTTGCCGTTCGCCACGTTCACCACAAGGTCCGCGACGCCCTGAATGCCGCTTCCGGCCTTGAACGTCACGTCCCCGGCGCTGGAGCCGCTGTTTTCAATCAGGATCACGATTTTTGTATCCTGTTCATCAAACTGAATCTCCGCCCCGGCCGTGCCGTCCAGGGCAGCCGCAGCGGGCAGCTCCACGCCGCCGTTCAGGGGGATTTTTGTCAAAGCAATTGCAGTTGCAGCCATGTTTCAAAACTCCTTTCCATTAAGCCCCGGCCTTGCAGTTCAGCACCACAAGCTCCTTGGGCCGCACGATTTTCGCCTGATACAGCACAAAACCCTTCACCGCGTCGGAGAAGCCCTTCTCCGGGCGGTACGCCTCCACGTGCGTCATCGGGTTCACAAACGCCACCGCCTTGTCCGTGTGCACCGTAATAAGGCTGTTGGCGCTGGAATCCACGGCGACGTTGTTGCTCATCTTTACAATAACGTTGCCGTACTTGCCCACGCGGCCGTTCTCCAGCATCTTGCTGTTGTCGGTGTCCAGCGCCGTGTATGCCTGCTTCAGGCGCATGTAGAACCAGGGCGGCACCTCCATCATGATTTTGCCGTTGGGCCGCACGTTGTTGCCGTACAGCTTTTCCAGCGCCTTGTCGATCTCCTCCAGCACGTTGCTTTTAGTGATAGATGTTGCGCTGGATGCGTACTTCACCGCCTCGCGCGTTGCCGCCATACCGGCAATGTGCTTGTCCATCTCGTCCGCAAGGCCGTAAGTCGCCTCCTTGTTCAGCGCCTCCATCACGCCGCCCACAGCCTGCCGCTTGTCGATGTCGTCCACCTTGTAGTTGAAATAGCTGATCTGCTTGATGGCGAGTGTCACGCTGGTGTCATCCACGTTTTCAGGGTCGTTCAGCGTGATTGCCTTGTCGGTGGTTGTAGTGATGGTGGGTTTTCCAACGCCAAGAATGCGCACCGTGTCGCCCATCGCCTTTACTTCGCCCTCATACTGGCGGTTGCACCCCTCCGCGTACACGAGTGCTTTTTCCAGCTCCCGGTTAATGGCTTCCGCCCATACGGTGGGAATAAAATTCTGATATGCCATAGTTTAAAAATCCTCCTTTACTTCCATGTTCCCATGGATTTTCTGATTTTTTCATAATTTTTGCTTACCGTCGCCTGGTCCATCGCTGCCACTTCTTCGCGCGTGAAGAACTCTTTTTCTCCGGAAGATGTCGGCTTTACATCTCCCATGCTGGGCGGGTTCGGCGTGCTGCGCGCTTTTTCGGCTCGAATGGCCTCATAGGCCACAAGCGGTTTGATTCCGCTCGCGCACAGCTTCAAAAATTCAACGCCCAGCTCGCCCACGCTTTTGGCTTTCTCGTCCGGGTAGGCCTTTCGGATGGCTTTCAAATCATTTGAAAACTGCTCCTGCGCTTCCCGCTGCCGGTGGCGCTGCAATTCCTCCGCCTGCGCCCGAATTTCCGGGTCTGTGGCCTTAATCTGCTCACGAAGCTGCGCTTCAAACTGTTTGAAAGCCTCTGGCTCCATCTGCGCGGCCTGTGCGCGCTGGCGTGTCGCCATTTCATCGCGCCATGCTACAAATTCGGCTTTGGACGCAAAGGGCTTTCCCGTGTTTGGGTTGACCGCCCCCCCTACAAGCTCGCGGAAAATTTGTTCCTCCCGCTGCTGTGCTTCCTGCTGGCGGCGCATTGCGGCAAACCTTGCATTTTCTTCCGGAGATTGCGGCTGTTTGGCGGGTTCAGCCTCGTTTGCGCCTGTTTCATTCCCCGTCGAATCTTCCGGCGTGGCCGCCGCTGTGTTTTCTTCGGCGGCAACGGTTTCTGCGGCAGG